TTATTTATTTTCTTTTGATAAGTTGTTACTTAAACCAACAATAATATTATAGACTGATTTTTTTTCATCTAGTGACAAAAAGCTATACCTAGCCAATATATCCCTAAAAGGAGGAACTAAATAGCATAATGCTTGATAGTATTTTTCTAACGCCTTTTCACCACTTCCTAAATCGCCAAAAGTATCACTATTATCGTTTGCACGAATGAACTCTTTTTCAAATTCTTTGATTTGTTTTTCATCTACAAAAGTTAGTAGATGTGAGTATGCCATTGCTTTAATATCACTATCTGTATCTGCTATCAAATCGCTATAACCTAGTAAGTGAGGAATTGATACTCCAAAATAGTCAGCAAGTACCTGAGCAGCATCGGATTTTATATCAGTTTCCCCATTCTCCCAACGTTGTATGGTTCTATAAGGGATTTTAGTCTCATTAGCAAGTTCTCTTTGAGTAAGATTATTTTCTTTTCGTAATTGCTTAATTCTATTCATCTTATACATCCTTTCTAAAGAGATTATAACACAAAATGCCAAAAATGGAGAAAATAAGGGAGGTGAAACCAATGTTGATTACACTATCACTTGCTGAAAAAGTACGTATCAAGCGTGCAAGATTACAGCTAACCAAAAAAGCAGTATCGGAGCAGTTGGGTATTAAATCTCAAACACTAACAAAAGTTGAGAATGGAAACTATGATGCCCCTAAGCGTATCTATGAGAGCGTGATGACTTGGCTAGTAGAAGAAATTTAAAGCAAGTAAAAAGCCGTGTACAGGCGACCAAACCAACGTACACGGCTAAGGAAAAATAACAAAACTCAAGCAAAGGCAAGGCGCGTGGTTTTGTTAGGTATTTAGCAAGGGGACAAACCCCTTTGTAAATAATCTCTTCTTATTTTATCAAAATTAGAGGAAAAAGACAACTTAATTTATAAAAAGGAAAATGGAGGATATAAATGGAAATTCTGTCTAAAGAAATACAGTTACAGGGTTTACAGCTTCTTAAACAGACTCTTGAAATTTTAGTTGAGCTAGAAAAACAACGATCTAGTAAGTTAGATTTAATTTCTCGTAAAGAATTAATGGATCTGCTAGGTATAAGTGCTACAACCCTTGATAACTGGGAGGATCTTGGTCTTAAACGATATCAGACCCCGATGGATGGAGCTAAGAAAGTATTCTATCGTCCGTCAGATGTGTATTTATTTTTAGCAATAAAATAGGAGTTATGAAATGAAAATAGTTACTTTCAAACCAACTAAACAAATAGACGGTGGGTTTTATCTACCAGGCATTGACATTCTATTTGTCTCAGATAAAGCAGATGCCAAGAGTACAGAAGATGTAATTTTATTTATTTCAAGAAATGGGTTAAACAAGTCTTGAATGATATTAGAAAACAAAGCTACTATTCCACGGAGGATATCGATACAGCGATACAAGCCGTTATAAAGGCCTCTAACACGTTTATAGAGACAAGTGGTAAATAATATTAACACACTAGCCAAAGCCGTTTTAGAGGCTAAAAAAGAGGCTAGAGGAGGCAATTAAAAAGCAAGCTAACCAGATTTATACAGGAGGTAGAACCGTAATGGAACTAGTTTACATGGACGGTAAGAAAGAGCAGTACACCACAAGCGAGATCATCGCTGAATGTGCTGAAGTACAACACCACACTATCACGCGCTTAATAAGAGAAAATAAGGCTGACTTTGAAGAGTTGGGAATACTTGGATTTAAAATCCATAAATTAGATACTAGAGGACAACCTAAAAAATCCTATATTCTGAACGAGCAACAGGCTACTTTGCTGATCACTTATTTAAAGAATACCGAAACAGTACGGCAATTCAAACTAAACCTAGTCAAAGCATTCTTTGAAATGCGTGAGGAACTTTCTGAAATTCGTCTGCAGAGGGCGCTAGAAAAACCGAAAAGAAAAACCTTGCATGACAGTATAGAAACATGGCCTAATGCACCAAAGCACGCGCATAGCACCATGAACAACTTGCTACTAAAGGCAGTAACAGACATGAACGCTAAGCAGTTAAGAGAAGAGCGTGGGGGCTATAACGGTATCGATAGCTTGACTAGTGAGGAGTTGGAGCAGTACCAGGCATTTGAGGATATGGCAATAGCTATGATTGAATTGAAAATGAGTTATCAGGAAATTAAGACAATGATGTTTAGAAGTAAAAAAATAAGCTAAAAAATCACACCAACAAAGAAACAGAGGTAAAAACATGACAGAAACAACATATGAGAATTTAACTAGACGTATAGACAGAATTAGCGCAGAAATGCGAGAAATTAGCGAAGAAAATGGCCTAAGAATCCTTTCTTTATTGGAAAGTCAGACAAAATCCATCAAAGATGATTTGTCCCGTTTACTTTGGATTGAACTTCCTGAATTGAATGAAAGCCATAAAATCGAAGCGGTCTCTAAAAGCACTACGGGAATGTTTTTCGCCCCTGGTATTTTTGAAATGGACACTATGCGAAAAGCATTCTTTAAACGCCAAGCTAAGCACTTTTTTGAGAACGAAGCAGAGCAACAGGCGTATATAGAGCATGCTGAAAAGGAGTATTTAGAGGCTACTGTAACCTTAAAATATATTCTTTTTAACTCTAAAAATGGAACTCAGAAAGCAAATAAAAGTTGTCTTATAGAGAAGTTTGAGGAGGCAATGCAATGACACTAGATTTAGACAACATGACACAAGCAGAATTTGATGAGGTAATGGCTGAAATCCAGCTACAAAGTCCAAACATTTTTCAACTGATTTCTGATTTTGTAAATAAAAAAGTAACCAGTGTGGAAATAGACGACTTGTTGAATATGAAGCGAGCTGAACAAGTGGCATACATCAAGAATTACAAAGCGAGGGCATAACATGAATGAACTAGATATAAGCAATACACAGGCGGTTTTTGTTACCGTGATTTTGATTGGCTTACTGCTTTATTTAAACCACCTAGACCGCAAAAAAAGCGCCCAACTGGAGCGAGAAAACCAACAGACGATAGAACCACCTAGCGAGGATTTAAACCCTGATTATGGGCGATATATCCAGCTTGCAGGGGTAGACGTATGGGGAAGAATTGAATGAGTCTAACAATGAATGACAAGCGAGTATTAAGACTAATCAAGGTAGAGAATTATAAATGAGCAAGGGAGAGGACGATGGCAAAAACAAAAGTCTATTTTTGGCTAAAAATTGATAAGAAATTTTTTGATAATATTTTTATCAAGAGACTAAAGACGGTACCTGGTGGGTACACTATGACAGTTATTTATATTAGGCTCATGTTAGAGAGCTTGGAAAGTGACTGTATTTTATACTATGAGGGCTACTTTAACAATCTCAAGGAAGAGTTAGCCCTAAAATTAGATGTATCAGAAGATGATATAGATATGACCATGGCATACTTTACAAAATGCGGTTTAATACAGATTGACGAAGATAAAAACGCAGAACTACCACAGGCAAAAGCTATGGTTATGAGTGAAACAAACTGGGCGAGTTATAAACGTGAACAACGAAAAAAAGGAAAATTGGAAGAAGTCCAACCATCTTTGACATTTTCCAACTCATGTCCAACAGAGATAGAGATAGAGAAAGAGTTAGAGTTAGAGATAGAAGTAGAAGTAGATAAAGAACAATCACCCACTCCCTCTACCATCAATCAAGATTTTGTAAATCTCTATAAATCTTTTGAAGCTGAGACAGGTAAAGCATTGTCACCGTTACAGATTCAAGAATTGCAGTATATGCTAGAAGATTTTAGCCCAGAGCTTATCCATGAGGCGTTAAAAGAGGCTGTCAGTCAGGGTAAAGCAAACTTTGCATACATCAAGGCAATCCTTAACCGTTGGAAACAGGACAATTTATTGACGGTGGAACTTGTTAGAAATAGCAGGGCAGCGCGTGAGGCTAAAAAACAGCAAACCAATCAACTAGAGCCTACCAGCTATGAAGATTGGATACCAACACAAGAAAAACCATTTTAGGAGGTCAGAAAATGAAATCATTACAATCTAGTTTAGGAAATATTGAGACATTTAAACTAGACGAATTGTGTCCTAAGCATGAAATACAGCTAACACAAATCAAAGGAGAAAGACATGTAGTAGTGGGGTGGAATGAGAACGGAGAGGTAATAAAAGAAGTTCGCTGTATCCCACCCTATTGTGAACAATGCCAAGAAGAACAGAAAAAGCAAGATGAAGAAGATGCGATTGCTGATAATTTGAATGCTAAACTATATCTGCAAACTTATAATGTGTTGATGAGCAATAAGAGCTATGTAGCAGATGAGTTTAAAACTAAAACTTTTGATGATTTTAATGCTGTAACATCAGAAGAAAAGCGATTTTTAGAATTTGCAAAAGGTCAGGTACAAAAATATCTTGATGGCATGAGGGGAAATACGCTTATCACAGGAGGTACAGGGATTGGAAAAACACTTTTATCAGTTGCTATTGCCAAAGGTATAAATGAGGGGTATAAGACAAAAGGAGAACCTAAGAGTGTGCTTTTTGTAAGCCTAACCGAAATGATCAAACAAATTAAAGAGGGGTGGAATTATGGTAAAGGTGCAACACTTACAGAGTTTGAAGCTACTGAACTCATGAAGTCTGTTGATTACTTAATTATTGATGATTTAGGTGCAAAAAATGCTGTTATTAAACCTAAGAGCGATTGGGAGCAGGATTTACTTTTTGATGTACTGAATAATCGAGAAAATACTATATTTAATACAAATCTTGATAGCGATGAACTCAAGATAGTATACAACGAGCGGAATTATAGCCGTATTCTAAAAGGTTTAGAGGGGAACGCTTTTAAGGCTTTCACAATCAAAGATAAGCGACACTCAATTAATCAGTTAAAAAATAAGGTAAAGCAGTTGAAGTAATCGACTTACAAACCTAAACAAAAATAGACACTCTTCACAGGGTGAGAAATTGTAATGTAGCCTTTAATATGATAAAATACAGTTGGACTACCTAGATGATATTATCTAGTGTAAAGTACGGCAGGCCGCCCCTGCCTCGGTCGTAGCTGTACAAAAATTGTGCAGCTGTTTTTAATTATACAAAAATAAAAAGCCCCACGCTCTCGGTCGGCAAACTTCTGAGGGTGAGGCTATGAGCAAGAAAAAAGCATGCACGGTGCGCGCCTGCTTTGCATTCCCAAAATGGAACTCAAAAAAGCTCAAAAATGAGCTAAAGCACACTAAAAAGGGTAGTAAAGAGCGTTGGATAGTTGAAAATATCAGTTATATCAACGCTTTAGGAATACAAGTATTAGATTTACTTATCTTAGGAGCTATTACTCATTTTTGCTTAACAGATTTGTGACTTAAAAATGAGTAGCAAACAAAACTAATAACGGTTATACAGGAACCGAAGACTTTTCGACATTTTTGTCGCTCAAAGATAGCCCTAAAATGGGTCAGCTTACAACCGTACCCGTTTGGACACTTGAAATAAAGGAGAAATTCATGACTGAAAACAAGGATAATAAATTATTAGAAATGATGGAGAAAGGCTTTGTTTTATACTCAAAAAATGGTATAATAAAGTACATTGAAATTCCAGCTCATGGTAGCATTAAGCTAAAAGCTCAAGATGGGCAGTTAGTTTATAAGGAAGTGACCACTGGAGAACAATGTTAATAAATACTGACTGGAAAAACCAGAGGTATGATAATTGAGTTTAACGCTCTTTTGTCATACCTCTTTTATTTTGTCGTAAGGAGGATAACATGACATTTACAACAATCAAGGATGATATTAAGGCTTTTGGCAAGAAAAAGCATGGGTACATGACTGGCTACATTGCTAAACAAGAGGAATTACATAAACAGTTACAAAATGGTATGATAGGCGAAAAATACGCTAAAGACCAGCTAGAGGCTTATAAGTTAGAGGGGGACACTTATTCTAGGGACACCTATAATAAAATTCATGCAGAAATTGAAAAACAGCATGATCTAGAGCTAGAGGCATTAAAAGAAAAAGAACTCAGCGTAACAGCTGATGACGTGGCAGAGCTGACCTTGTTAGCTAGTATGAAGATGACAAAGGATGAATTGCTAGGTTATTTTGAAAAATACAAGAACAAACCTCTTGCTATTAAAAAACTTTGGTCAATTGCTGAACAATATCCAGAAATTGCTATCAACTTGGAATTATTCAATGCAGAGCAGGCGCTAGAAAGTCTAATCTTATTCTTTAAGCGGCAACTTTCATATTGTCATTACAGTTTGCTTATCAACGGCGATAAAATCCAAGCTGTAACAACTGAAATGGTAGTAAATTCAGATGCCCCTGAGCTTGACCGTCGTTTGGATGAGTATTTAAACAAATAGAGGGGCTAGCAATCCCTTTATTTTGATAACGAGGAGGTAATAGATGGCAGGAAATGAAAATGATGGCCTTACATCTAAACAAATAAAATTCATAGATGCCATGCTTACTGAGCCAACGATAGATAAAGCGTGCCAAAAAGCAGGGGTGTCAAGGGCAACAGGGCATAAGTATCTAAAAGTTGCAGCTGTTAAAAAGACATTGAGACTAAAACAAGATGAGATGATGGATAAAACTACACAGATGCTATATCTAGCCTCATCCAATGCTGTTTCTGTACTCAATGATATTATGATGGATGCCAAAATTAACCCTTTTATAAGAACTCAAGCAGCAAAAACTATACTTGAACAATCATATAAAACTCATGAAATTTTTGGAGTAGTAAGACAAATTGAAGAATTGAGGTTAGAAATTGAGGAAGTATCTAAAGGAGATCAAAGAGTTACAAGAACTCAAGGAATTATTAAGTAGTAGAAATACGCCTGAAGTTATCATCGTCGAGGGTAACGATGATCTGGGAGAATTTTTCCAAGTTGATGGTGAGTTATTTAGTGATATTGAACTTTTAGAAAACCTTAAAAAGTGGCGTGAATGGGAAGTGCAGGTTATCGTTGATGATTGGTGTAACCGTGGTCTAAATGAATATGAAACAGGAATCTTATATTTTCCAAAGCATGAGGATAAAATGGACTATATCCGATTTAACAAAGGTTTAGAACCTTTATATCACGCGCTAGATGAACCTTATACAACAATCTCAAAAAGTGAGTGGTTAAAGCTATTAGATTAATAATTTAGGAGGTAATCATGCCAAAGAAAAAAATCGAACGTATTTCAGTAATTCACAGAGAAAAAATTTTATGGCTCAAGTGGTATTTCATGAGAGATAAAGAAAAACCTAAGTATAGTGTTCTTGAGTGTAAAATGTTTGATGCTGCTAAAAATAAAGATATGCTAGCTTATCAAAAATACGCAACTATCAAGCAGATAACAGATATTAGGGTACAGACAAGTGAAGACGATATTTTAGCGGCCATTAAAGAGGTCTATGTGTATAATCACATGAATGTTATCGGAGCTTGTCAACGGATATTATTTGTTAGTCAGTCGCCAGCCTATAACAAGCTGAATAAATGGTTTGAAACTTACTCAGATTTGTATTTTAGTATTATTCCATTACCGAATATGGGAGCGTATCATGAGTTGGTAGATAGCTAGTTGATTGTATGATATAATGAACCAAAGCACAATGAGTAGTATATAGGGATTGCACCTTAATTGAGGAGATTCCGATTCGAATCCGGGCTATTGTGCTAGCATCTAGGAAACTAGGTGCTTTTTGTTTCTATCAATTAAGCGGCTACTCCATTGCTGAATTAAAAAAATAACACCATGAAAAGTGCTATTTCCCTTGCCTGCTGAACTCGTCAATTTTATTACCTTTTTTGTTACCCCTCAAAAATATCCTACTTGTTTGTAACTTGTTACTTTTACTAGATTAGACAAAATAAGCTCTTTAAAATTGTGCATTTTTGGGGTACTTTATTATAGGTATATAACCTTAAAAAATAAAATAGTTCAGTGAACTATTTTATCCCGAACCATGAAATTCAAAAGTTCGGCCGTTGATTTAACAACGTTTCTAGCCCCTCGGATTTTATCCGAAGGGCTATTTTTGTATTTAGAGGACAAAAAAGGGACAAAACTTTTTAAAAAATCTTTTTCATAACTTTATCCAGTACATTGATTGCTTCATCTTTCATGTTCTTTGTGACGTGAGTGTAGATGGAAGTAGTGACTTCAGAGTCGGAATGACCAACCCTGTCCGTGATTGTTTTTAAAGGAATTTTATTTTCTGATAAGATGCTAATAGTGGTGTGTCTGAAGATGTGAGGGGACAGATGTTTGGGAATTGGTTTTTTAAGGCGTTCGTTTGCTCGCTGGAGAGACGACTTGCTCAAGATGGAACTATGAACTGGTTTTCCTGTATTGGTAACAAAAATACGGTCGCTTTTGTGCCAATTCTTATCGGTTGTTTCGCTTAGACAATTTATATAGTCAATTGAAACAAGAACAAGACAAAAGAGCCTCGTAAAAGGTATTGC